TGAATATGCCAGATAATATTTATAAAATTGGTAACTATAGATATCGTCCAACAGATGCATCTTCACAATATTATAATTTATTAAATGAATTTGATCAGTTAGATGAAGGAAATTATTTTACAGGGGCAACAGATGCTGATGTTGTTATTGATGGCGGTTTTACAGATCTTGGTGTGCCTCAAACTTTTACGTTAAAAAAAGATAAAATGAATATGATTTATTCACTAGAGGAGTGTCTAAAACCATTTAGACCAAGATCTGGTGTAAACAAGCCTTTGTATTTTAACAATAGGTTCTTAGCCAACTCAGGATCTTCAATGGCACAAAGACCAAGATATTATATGCCTTCAAAACATGATGAGTTTAAATATTGGACATCATATAGAACTGATAATAACATTGAACGTGGAATTGCTAAAAACATTTCTAATAATTTATATTATATAGATGATGCTGTTCCATTTGTTGTTTATAAGGAAAATGTTCCAACAAATAGAATTGTTGTAAAAATGCAAACAAATGTAGGGGATGTTGATTTAGGACCTTTTATAAATGGAACAACATCTGCTGCAGATCCATTCTATGGAAATGCTAATAAGACAACTCCAAGTAGATGGAAAATTCAATATCTAAAAGAAAATAATTGGGTAGATGCTTATTCATTTAGAGAAAATGATACTAGATCTTCAGGAGATCCTATTATTGATACAGATGGTTATTTAGAAATTGAATATGGTCTTATTATTCCTGAAGAATATCAGTCATCTTTTATATTTGCACAAACACTATCTTCTAGCACATTGCTTCCAGAGTTAAGCGTAGAGGGATATGCATATCTTGTTATTGAAAATGAAGGTGATCGTGGAACATTTTATATTTGGATAAATGGTGCGTATGTAACATTTAGTCCACAATATGGATGGAAGTTAGGGTCAGAAGAGGTAACAGGTAATACTAACTTTGTTACAGACTTAACATCCCCAGACTCATTTGATAACGATATATCTGGAGATGTAACTTATAGAGAATTTCAATATATTCGTGGCATTAGACTTGTTGTAGATGTTATGAATAAATTTGACTCAACTTTTGATTTAATTGAAATGTCACCTAGATTAGTTGTAGACCTTTCAAACAAAGTTGTAGATTTTAAAATTACTAAAACACTTTCTGATATTGGAGTTACATCATTGCCAGTAGGTCAGTTGCTAGCATCAAATGGTAGTATTAATATTTTTGATGATGATCAAGCATTTAATGAAGAAAATTCTTTAAGCATTATTTCAAATTATATAAGAAAAAATATTAAATTTATTTTTTATGAAACAATTATGAACGTAGATGGATTTGATTATTATGTGCCAATTAAAACTTTATATTCTGAAGGATTTCCACAAGCAGACGTAACTGCTGGAACAATCTCTATCCAGTTAAGAGATTTTTTCTTTTTCTTAGAGTCTATGCCAGCACCAAGACTTTTAACAACACAAGCATCTTTAAGTTATGCAATAACAACTTTATTAGACTATGTTGGTTTTACAAATTATACCTTTAAGCGTGTTGCTAATGAATCAGATCCAATAATTCCATATTTCTTTATTGCTCCAGATCAAAATGTTGCAGAAGTTTTAAATCAGTTAGCCCTAGCAACTCAAACTGCAATGTTTTTTGATGAATACAATAATTTTGTTGTAATGAGCAAAGACTATTTAATGCCAACAGAAAGTCAAAGAGAGACAGATTTTGTTATATCTGGATCAAATGGTCAAGTAGACACTGGTGTAGTTGAAAACTCTACATCTACCAACTTACCAAATATTATATCAATTGCCTCTAAAGATAAAAAAATCTATAACTCTGGCAAGATTAACTATACTGCTAGATATATTCAAAGATCTTACGGAAGCATTAAACAATCAAGTCTCGTTGATCAAGATAAAACTTGGATTTATAAGCCAGCATTACTTTGGGAAGTATCAGGAACTGAGTCAACAAAAACAGTTAATGAAGTTGCATCAAAGCAAGGAAGTTATGTCTTAGGAGCAATGCCACTTAATTCTACTTTAAGCATAACTCCTCCAACAGTAGTTAACCATGTAGTAACAAATAACATATTGGATTTGGGAGAAAATATTTATTGGTTGACTAGATATAATGGATATCTATATTCTAATGGTGAAATAATTAAATATGACGCTGCAGAATTTAATATAACTGGTACTGGAAATGTATGGATTAGCGATAATCAAGAATATCAGAAATATTTTGCATCTATACCGTTTAATGGAAAAATATACCCTACTGGTCTTGTTAGAATTTATTCTGTTCCTTATTATGAAACTGTTGATGGAATTACAAGGCTACAGAATGGAGATGTTGTTGAGCATGGTCGTGCTCAGTTTGGTACAACTATAACATCTCACACCGCTGGCATAAGTGAATACTGGTCAAATAATGATTATATACGTGGATGCAATATGCAATCTGGGTATATGTTTACAACACAACTAGATTCAAATGTTACATATCCAGCAACTACAACTGGCGCTGCTGGAGTTGATAATGTTCTTGCAAGACAAACAACTCGTAATGGAATAATTAAAAATTTAATGGCAACAAATTATTTAACAGAAACACAAGTAAATAATTTAAAAAGTACACAGACTGGAACAATTCAGTCATCAGCCTTAGTAATGAATGGTCCATCTTTTAAAACTACGGATGTGCCCCTAAACTTTGTGTCATACGTTTATAAGCCATTAAATAACGCATATAAACATTTTGGAACAAGACTTAGAATTATTGGAAAAATTGAAAACAATACAAGTAGAACACAAACCCCAATAGGCAGTACAACATACTACCAGGCTTCTGGAACCCAGCCAGATCAAAATGTTAATATAGGTGGAGGCTCTGGAGGTCTTGCTGTATTGCTTAATCCAGAAACAAACAATGGTTATTATTTTGAAATTATTGCCTTAACAGAAGATAATATTAATTCATATTTAAAATTAGACACAAAAGGTAATGCAGAAAAATCTATTAATAATATTGTATTTTATAAAATTAAAAAAGATTCTTCAAATAATGATGCTATACCAATTAAACTTTGGGGTGGTCTATCAAAAATTCTTGTTGACGATGGAAGATTTACAGGACAGTATAGAATGTCGGGAGAAGAAAATCCAACAGTATACGATTTATCTGTAGAGTATCAAGATATAGGAAAAACTAGAAGATTTTATCTTTACATTAATAATAAATTAATTAAAATAGTTGACGACACAGACCCACTTCCAATTTATAACAATATGGCTTTGTTTACTCGTGGATCATCAAGATGTATGTTTGAAAATATATATGCTCTTTCAGAAAATTATGCTCAAAATAGTGTATTTACTGTTGGAGAAACATTATCTGCATCTTTATCAGATGGAAAAATTAATGCTAATGAATCTTTTAGAAAATATGCAATGAGTGGAGTTATACAGTCTACATATTTATCTGGAGTTAGTACTCAAGAGCCACCAAAATATAACATGTATTTCGAAGAGTTCGGGTCTATAATGAGAGAGTGTGCATATTTTGATATTAGATATGATCGTGCATATCCAGCATTATACGCACAACTATCACCAACCTTTAATAGAATTAAAGGATATACAACATCTGGATTCCAGGCAGATTCTTATGGAGCAGAGTTTTTAATTTTTAATGCCACAGATAAGGCTCTTAGTCTTGATGAAACAACTGGAAACTTTTTAAGAATTCAAGGAATTACATTTACACAAGACACAACTCACGAACTCACAGTTGATGAATATTTTGAAAAACGTAGTAATTTTTCTGATCCAGAACTTAAAGGAAGCACCTTAACTTTATCTCCACTTGTTGAAAAGGCTAAATATGATGAAATTAGACAGAGCAGAATGATATATGGAAAAAATGAATTTTCTATAGATAGCATATATATACAAACACAGGATGACGCAAATGCTCTTATGGGTTGGATAATTAATAAAGTTATGCATCCTAAAAAATCTGTTGGCGTAAACTTATTTTCAATACCAACATTACAACTAGGAGATATTGTTACTATTGATTATAAAAATTCTACTGGTCTAGATCTTGTTGCAGTAGACTCAAGTCGGTTTGTTGTTTACAATATAGATTATTCTAGAAATAATAATGGACCAAATATGACTATTTATTTGAGTGAGGTGTAATATGGGTGCCTATGATGATGGAGGTATGACAAGATCTATTGCTGCAGCAAAAGCAGCGGGGATACCAACTGAAAGTGCCTCTCCAGTCAAAGTAACAGTAGAGCGTGGAGACACATTAAGTTCTATTGCTAAAGAAAATAATACAACAGTTAAAGCAATTCTTGCAGCAAATCCAAAATTTACAGAACAAGAAAAATATAAAGGTGGAAACACTATTTTTTCAGGAACTACAGTTGTAATACCACCAAAAATTATTGCTCCAACATATTCACCAACATCTGGAACTGTAAACACAACAACAATAGAAGGAATTAATAAGGCTTCTGGAGAAAATCCAATAGTTACATCTTCTACACCAACAACAAATGATTCTTCTACAGATAGTTCTAGTTCTTCTACAAGTACATCAAGTGTTGATAATAACCAAACTACTGAAACAAATAACACCTTTAACACAGGTTCTGTAGATTATTCTCCACCACCAGTATCTGCTGAGCCGTTAACTCCAACAACAACTGCTACAACATCACCAACAGTTGTTCAGCCAGTTAAGACAGCGCCAATAGATACAATTCTTTTTAATGATGATGAAGTCCCAATTGAAGTAATGACAGATCTTATTTTTGAAGATATTGGTGGACAAGAATTAATAAATATTGCACGTAATGATATTATTAATGGTCAACAAGTTTCTTACCAGCCAATTAAAAATATTTCTTCAATCCAACAACAATACAATCCAAATAACATTCTTAGTGTTCAATCAACATCAGATAAATATTTTGCAAACTTTCCAATAAAACTTGAAAATAAAATACCAGAGTCTGGAACTGGTCCAAATAACGTTCATGTTTATTTAGATTCAACCAATGGGAATCTAGTTATTGAGGCTATAAATGTTGAGTCTGATGAGCAAATTGAGGTAGAAATTACCGTAAGTGGTACAATATATGAAGCGGAATTTGGAGAAATAATATCATGATTACTAATACTGGTAAAAGCATTATAGGTAAGTATATGCTTGGTCAGGCTCCTGCCTATGCATCATTTATTGCTGTCGGCTGTGGTCCTACCCCGTTAGATCTTGGAGACACTCAAGGAGATTTTTCTACTAAAGAGTCTTTAGATTTTGAAATGTTTAGAATTCCTGTATCCTCTAGAGGCTTTGTTAATGAAAATGGAACCAACAAAATAGTTTTAACAGCAGAACTACCAACTGAAGAAAGGTATGAGATTACTGAGGTTGGATTATATTCAGCAGGATCAAATCCATCTGCTGGAGCGTATGACAGTAAAAATGTTTTTGCATTTACAACTGCTGAAAATTGGCAATATCATACAGTTTCATCAGCAACAGCAATTGAATCATACTCAGCCCCACTCGATGATCCCAATGATGATAACGTTATTGCAGTTGTAGAGCCAGTATTTCAAACAAATGCAGATAACTCTATTTTTTATAAAACTAATCGTGCATCTAGATATGAAAGATGTCGTTTTTTAAATAATACAATTTTTATACAAGGAGATGATTCTGATCTAACACTTAGTGAAGATAGTGGTCCAACTTTAGACCATTTTGTTATTGAGGCTGGATCAAACCATATTCACTTAACTGGAGCCAATGTAGATTTTACAAGAAACTCCCCAACCGATGAATTAAAGTTAGCGTTTTCTTTAGTAAATAAAGATGGAGATTCTAACGCAATTCCAGAAACAATTAGAGTTCTTGTTGACTTTGCATCAACTGATGCTGGATCTGGAGTATATGCTAGATTTGAAGCAGAGATAAATCATGGAACATCTGGAAACCCAGATCTAGTTCAAGATTTTTCAACCAATAGGTATTTTGTAATAACAAAACAATTACAAGAACTTTATACAAGTGCTAACTTTACTTGGAATGCGGTAACTGTTGTTAAAATTTATGCATGTGTGCTTTCTGAAGACAGTGGACCATCACCAGTGCCATCATCAAATTATTATATTGCTTTAGATGCTCTTAGATTAGAAAATGTTGCTACAGTAAATCCTCTATACGGTCTAACAGGATATTCTGTAATTA